GCGGCGCCATCATGCTGATATCGATGGTGCGGTAGAAGCCCGTGCCGCTGGGGTCGTAGGCGATCTCGCGCACATGCGAGCCCTGGGCCTGCACGTACAGGGCCGAGCCGCTGGTCACCACCGGCTGCACGTTGTTGGCTCCGCAGTAGGCCTGCGGCTTGACCGTCAGGCTCTTAGGCGTGATGGCCGAGGCGCTGCCGTCGGAGTAGATACGGAACTCCCCGCCGGCGGTGAGCGCCAGCAGGTCGGCCAGGGGCACCAGGTGGCGGATCGCGTTCTGCTGGGCGGCAGCGATGCGGAACTGCAGCGCATCGTCGTCGCGGGTGGGGATGGAGCTTGTAAGGTTGGAGTCAGTTGCCGAGCGCGTGCCGTAGATCGTCTGCAGTTTGGTCGAGGTGCCGGCGAACCAGCGGCGCTGCTCGTGGTGGGTGACCGCTGCCGGGTAGTTGCCGGCGGCGTCGTTGAGCGTGATGTTGGACTCGGGCGGCACCTGGGTGGTGTCGGCCGTGATGTTGTCGTCCACCAGCGAGAGCCCGGCGGTCTGCCCGATGTAGCCATAGGAGCCGCCCCGCTGCTTGTAGACGAAGTAGCGGTTGGCACCTGCGGCAGCGGTCCAGGCGATGGTGTTGTAGTTGCCGGCCAGGGTCAGGTTGTTGTTGCAGGTAACGTCGGCCGTGGCCAGGGACTCAGTCACCAGGTCGCCCGCCATCGAGGTGATCTTGTAGTGCTGCGCGGTGAGGTTGGTCGCCACGGCCACGGTCGCCGTCGCCGACGGGGCGGTGGGCGCGGAGATGGTCGGGGAGAAGCTCGCCGCCGTCAGCGTCCAGTTGGTAGCGCCCAGGCGCTTTAGCTCCTGCGTGGCAACGCTGGTGTGACTGATGGTCAGCACGTCGGCGCTTTGCGCGTAGTGCAGGTCGAACAGGTTGCTGGCGTCGAACGGGCTGGCGATCTGGTACACCCGCGCCGCCGTGGTGTAGGCCGCGTTGGGGTTGGCCGCCGTGCCACCCGGGTCGGCGGTGGTGAAGGTGTTGGCGCCGGTCACCGTGATCCTGAAGAAGCGCCCGCCCGTCCCGCCCACCGACATGAAGACCCAGTCGCCGGTGGACCAGCCGTGCGCGGTCACCGTCACGGTGTTGGTGACGATGCTGGTGACGGTCTTGTTGGCCTCCAGCAGGGTGCCACTGCCGTTGTGGAAGCGGATGTAACCCACGCCCAGTTCGAGGATCATCGCCTGGCTGGCGCTGTAGACGAACGGGATCAGCCGGCTGATCGTGGTGCTGTCGCGCGCCTCGTTCAGCCAGGCGGTGCCTGGGCGCCGGGTGATCGGCCCGTGCGGCAGCGAGATGAAGTTGAGTGCCTTCTGCAGGCCGGTCTGGTTCTTGGCCAGGTCGATGCGCCCGAACATCTCGGGCGTGATCTCGCCCCCGGCGAAGCTGCGGAGGAGGGTCTTGGTGGTGCTCATGCTCGGCGCCGGATGTGTTCAGGAACGTACTGACTAGTCTCGACGCTGGAGTTGGCGTCGTTGGCCATGGCCTCGCCGGCCTTGCTCTGCGCGATCTTGCGCAGGCGCAGGGCAGCGTCTGCCCCGGTGGAGCCCTTGATCAACGGGCCTGCCAGGTAGGAGGCCAGCAGGTAGGACAGCGCCACGGTGAAGCCGGCGGTGAACTTGCTGGTGTCGGTGATGTCGCGCGTGTACAGCAGCACCGCGTCCGGCTCGTGCGTGAGCAACATGCCGTTCTCGCTCTCGAACTGGGCCGAGCCGCGCTCGGTGAAGAGCGCCACCTCGTCGGCGCGCAGCAGCCCGCCGAACGGGAAGAACCCGTAGGCGTCCAGCGTGCTGGCCGTCAGGATCCGCTGGGGCTGCACCATGTCCGACGGCGCGGCGTAGGCGTAGGTCCAGGTGCTGCTCGGGTTGGTGACCTGGGAGAGCGCCACCCGCGTCTTGGCAAACGTCCACGGGAACATCTCGATCAGCTCCTGGCGCGCCACCGGGTAGTAGCGCGCGCAGTAGCCCGACTCGGTGCTGCCATCGGGCGGGTTTATCGAGCTGAGCAGGGCGTCGGAACCGAGGTGGTTCAGAGCCAGGTTGCAGATGACGACATCACTGGTGGCCACGGCTTACTCCGAGTAGAGGGTGTCGGCGATGGACTTGCCGCTGTCTGCCACCGTGATGTCAGCGCAGCGCAAGGTGAGGCGCACGTCAGGCGCGGTGCCTTCCTTGGCGGTCTCGTCGGACTCTTCCTGGCTGGCCGTCACGCTGAGCACCACGGCCTTGACGGTGAGCTCCAGCGTCGTGCCCGGCTGTGGGATACCACTGATACCGAGCGCCTCGACCTGGTCGTCGTTCAGATAGATGGTCGGACTGGGGTCGTACTCGGGCATCTGCGGCTCGTCGCCCTTGATGTTCATGTTGGCCATGTCGGCCTCCTTCAAACAAAAGCGGGGCCGCTGAGGGCCCCGAAAATCACACGCAGGCCTCGGGCTCAGGCCAGGGTGGCATCACCCGTGTGGTCTGCTTTGGCCTTCTTGGCGGGCTTCGATTCGACAGTTTGGTTGGCCAGGGCTTCAGCCACGGCAGCAGCCATGAGCTTGGCCAGGGCGTTGACGTCACCGGTCAGGCCCTTTTCACCGAAGTCGGCGTTGAGCTTGGCGATGCGTGCCTTGTCCATTTCAGCGTGCTCTGCGAACTTGGCAACGCCGCGTGCGCAGATGGCTTCCAGGTTGCTGCCCGGCCAGGTGCCCTCGGGCAACGTGACCTCTGCACCAGCCTCGAAGATCTCGTTGCCGATGAGAGACTTTTCCTTGACGATGTACTTGATAGGGGTATCGGCCATGATTGTCTTTCAGTTGGTAGATGGGCCCGAGGCCGAAGCCTCGGGAGTTGGGTCTTAGACCACCACGAAGCCGGACTTCGCGTAGATGTTGGCAACGTCGGCGATGTTCTTCACCAGGGCGGCGGTGAACGTACCGGCGGTCAACGGGCCAGTGCCCACGGTGTAGCGCACACCGATGTAACGGCGGGCAGCCAGCGGGGCAGCGCGGTCGTAGTGCAAGGCCACCAGCGTACCGGCGGTCAGCGAGGTCTTGGGGACGGCGCCGGTTTGCACCAGCGTTTCCACGTTGACCGACAAGGCGGCGTCGTCAGCTTGAATCAATTCAAAGTTGACGGTGGCAGCGCCCGCAGCGGTGACGGTAGCCAGCACACTGATGGCCACTTCGAGGGGCTCACCGCGTCCGATGTCGTTGGGCTGGTTGGCGCCCAAGGTCAGCGGTGCGGTGTCGTAGGTGTTGGTCGACACGGCGGTGGCGGTGACGGCCTGGCCGGTCAGCACGCCAACGGCAGACACCGAACCGGAGAGAAGAGCGTTTTGGTCGAGGATCATGATGGGTTCCTGTTCTTGAGATGGGTTGCGAGAAGGGTGTCCATTGAGTGGACACCCTAGTCAGCTTTAGACCACACGGCTTTCGGTGTTCAGCAGCTGATCGACCTTGCGCAGGGGCACGCCCAGGAACTTGGTCAGGCTGTAGGGGGTGCCGAACTGGGTCAGCGCGTCTTGAATGTTCAAGGCAGCGTTGGACTTGTTCAGGGCGGCTACGCGCAGCATCGAGTACACGGTGCGGTTGGCGTAGAAGCAGGCGCGACCCATGGCCAGGTTGGGCACACGGTCCAGGGCGCGGCTCATCAAGTTGATGATCTGCGTGGCGGCGGTGGTGGCCTGGGTGCCGGTCTGGCCGGTCAGGTCGGGCACGTGGATGTTGCAGATGCGAACCACGTAGCGCCAGTCTTTGACGGCCACGCCGTTCTTCCACTGGTACAGGGCACGCAGGGCCTGGTAGAAGTTGTTGTTGATGTCAGGCACGGACTCTTCACCCAGGTCCTGGTGCATCAGGCCGGCCTTGGAGCCCTTCGGGAACGGGCAGAACACGGTGTTCTCACCCCACACGACCAGGTAGATCGAGCAGTTGGTGGAGGCCGTGCCGCCGGCGTCGATAATGTTCTGGGCATTGCCGGCCGACAGGCTGGAGTAGCGGGTCTGCAGGCCCAGGAACTGACGCGGGTCAGTGGCCGGGTTGCCGTAGAACATGGCGCCGGCCATGGTCTGGTTCATCGATTCGATGAAGGCCTGGTCCTCAGACAGACGGAAGGCAGCGGTGTTGCCGTTGAGGCGGGCCAGCTCCACGTCGATGTGCGAACGGGCTTCCAGGATGCCGCAGGTCTCGTCGATCTGTGCGGTCACCGACTTGCTGGTCGGCACACCTTGGTTGATCATGCGGTAGAAGACCTGGGGCAGGCCGGTGCGGATGGTCAGGCGGTGGCCGGTGGGCAGGTTGCCTTCCATGAAGACCGCGTCTTCCAGGATCTCGTTGGTCTGCGAGAGCAGTTCAGCGACCTTGGGCACTTGACCATCGGGGTCGAGTCGTTTTGCCCAGTCGGCCAGGGTGAGAGCGCCAGTAGAGAGAAGAGCCATTTTGAGTTACCTCTGTTATTGATTGGGATACAGGACTTGAGCGGCGTCCTTGTTGACCTTGGCACCGTTGCCACCGGTCACGAACTTGTCCTCGCTCAGAGCTTTGCCAACGGCATAAGCCCACTTCACAACCGCAGGATGGCTGCCCATCTTGGTGCTGCTCAGCAGGTCCCTCAACTCAGGCGGGCCAAGGTCGATGGCCTTGCGACAGGTGGCCAGGGTCTCGGGCAGCTTGTCGCCTCCGAGATCCTTGTCGGCCTTGACCGACGCCTCCCATTCACTGACCTGGTTGGCGAACGCCTCGGCACGGGCTTGCTCGCGTTTGACGGCGAGATCCACGACCTTCTGCGCTTGCTCCTTGGGCAGCTTCAGTTCCTTCGCAATGGCTACAAACTCCTCCGTCGAGGCCTTGTCGAGCTCCACACCCTCGGGGGCGGTGAACTCGTAGACCACTTCGGCGGCGTCTGCCTTGGTGCCTTCAGCGCTCGCGTTGTCACCTGTTTGTGACGTGACGGTGCTGTCGGCTGTCTGAGCCTCGGGCGTTGTGCCTTCGGCGGTTTGCTGTACCCCGGCGTCAGGTGCGTCTTGGCCGGTTACTAGCGTTTCGGTCGTCATGCTTGTTGCTCCTTGAGCATCATCGCGAACTGATCAGGAGTGACCTCCATCACTTCGCTCAACACAAACAGGCCGAGGTTGCGCATGCCCTCGCGGAAGAAGGTCTCACTGTTGCCAGTGAACGATGTGCGATACACACCGGCCTTCTCCAGGAGTCGCCACACATACCGGCGGCCCTGCTTGTGGGCCATCAGCCACTTCAGGTCTTCGACCTCCTGCTTGCGCTTGACGCCTTGCTCCAGGCCTTGGGCCTCGGCATCGCGGTCATGCGCCTTCAAGTCGGTCGGGTCGTGAGGTAGTGACATGGTGCGCATTGTGTTGCGTGCTCACCACGTTAAGCACACACTCAGGTGGCGCCTGGCGTGTTGTAGCCCTGCAGGCTGGACATGACGCTCTGCATGTTCTGTGGATCGATCTGGCTGGCGTCCTTGGCAGCGCTCGCCATGACCGGCGCTGCGGCCAGGGCCTGCTGGGCTGCCTGCTGCTGGGCGCGCTGGGCGCGCAGCGCTGCGACCTTGTCGTCGGGCAGCACGATCTCGGGGTTGACGCCATACATCTGGGCATAATCGTCAATAGCCTGGTCGAAGTCGATCTTGTCCACGATCTCGGGCTTCAAGCCAGCCAGGTTGCCGGCGGTAGCCAGCAGTCGGTCCATACCCTGGGCACTCACGATGCGCTGCGCCTGGGCCAGCACACTGATGAACTCGGGATTGACCTCCATGCCGTGCAGCTCCTTGGGCGGAGGCGGCAGGATGCCGGCGTCGGCGCAGTGCTCGAAGGTCAGGTCGATCAGCGGCTTGAGCAGCTCGTCGTGCAAGCGCTCCAGCACCGGGCCAAGCATCAACATCTTCTCTTCGTGGCGCTCTGCCACCTCGGTGGCCGTGATGCCCGAGCGCGTGTCGTTGGCCAACATCATGAACAGGTCGGCGTAGTACGCATTGCGCACCCGGCTGCGCACGTCCTGGATGTCCTCCAGCAGGTGCTGCATGTTGATGTTGACGTCGAACGCAGTGCGCACCCCGCCACCAGGCGAGGCGCTGTCCACGAACATGACGCCACCGGGCAGCCGGCTCTTGGCTGCGTCCTTGTACTGGGTGGGCACCTGCAGTGGCGGGTTGACCTGGTAGTCGATGGCCTGGCTCTTGCGCAGCTGCTCGTGCTGCAGCTGCTTCACATCGCCTTGCGCCTCCATGCCGGGCGAGTTGCCATAGATGTCGTTGCCGGTGACGGCCCAACGCGGGCACAGACCAGGAAAGCGCTTGTAACCAGACTCGCGCAGAAATTTGTCATCGTTGCCCCCGGTCTCCATGTAGGTGCTGGAGAACTTCATGTTCTTGCTGTCGCGCTTGCCGAGCTCGCGGTAGTCGTTGGGTTCGATCAGGTGGACGATGGGCACCCAGCTGTCGAGCGCGTTGCGCTCGTACAGGCTCTTGATCGTGGTGCTGCAGTTCTCGATGCCGAACTTGGCCACCAGCTGGCCCACGGTCATCTGGAACTCACGCGCCAGGGTGTTGACCCGGCCTTTGTCGTCGGTGCCAATGGCGTACTCGCCCACGGTCATGGGGAAGCTGTGGATGACGTTGTCAAAGTCGTGCTCGACCGCTGCCGCCCAGGTGCCGAACAGGCCGAGCTCCTCGTAGCCCTGGTGCAGGCTGCGATAGGTGTTGGAGCGGGCGAAGATGTCGCGCAGCAGGTTGGTGGTCTGGTACAGCCAGCTCTTGACCGGCCCGTACTCCATGAGCTCCTTGTCGGCCAGCTCCATCTTGAACCACGGGCGCGCCGGGCTGGTCATGCCCGACATCATGCCGGCGGCCAGCGTACGCGCTGCCTGCACGGCGGTGTTGTCGTAGATGCTGTTGTGGCGCTTCCAGCCCTTGTTGACGTCGGTCACCATGTAGCGGCCCAGGCGCGGCTGCTGGTACTCGCTGATCTCACGCCAGTGCATGAGCCAGGACGAGCGCTCTTGCCACAGCGCGCCTTTGCGCTGCAGCTTGCGTTGTCTGGGGGTGAGGCCTGCGCCTGGTACGGTTGCCATTACGATCCGAGCAGGCTGCCCTTGCCTGTGTTCAGTTGGTTGTTCTCGATGCCCGTGGGCCCGGTCAGCAGCGTGCCACCGGCCATACCGGCAGCCTGGCGCTTCTTGCGCATGTCGGTGAGGTCAGCGATCTGCGGATCCTGCGGGGCCTGGGGTGGAGGCGGAGGTGGGGGCGCGGAAGGCGCAGAGCCGAGGCACATGGGATGGACTCCTGGTTTGGGCGCATTGTGCTGCGTGCTCGCAGCCTTATGCACACTACTGGCGCGTGGCCATGGGGTCGTAGGCGAGCACGTCGTTGATCTCGTTGCGCTGCTGGGCGAGCTTTATCTTGGGCGTGTCGATCAGCGCCAGGATGAAGGCGGTGGCCAGGTCGGGGCTGCGCCCGATGCGCTTGATGATGTCCTCGCGGCTCTCGACCTTGATGGTGTAACCCGAGGCCTCCCACTTGGGCGCGCACAGCTCGGCCAGCAGCTTCTTGCTGGGTGGCAGCGCGATGCCGGTGTCATTGGCTGGATCCAGCGCCTCACGCATGCGCCACCACAGTTCGCTGCGCTGGTTGAAGAAGCGCAGGCGCCCGGATCGGTCGGTGCCCAGCGCCTTCTCGGCCACGTTCACGCCGATCACCGGCATGCGCATGGTGTTGAGTGTGTCGTAGGGGCTGGCACCCACACCGATCACGTCGATGTGTATCGGGCTGTCGTCACGCCTGGCGCCCACCACCAGGCCAGCCACCACCGGCCCGTTGGGTGTCTCGCTGCCCTTGTGCTCGTGAGGCTCGTCAAACCACATGCCCTTGCCAGCGTCGTCCCGGTGGCGGGTGGCGATGGTGGTGTTGTCCTGCCCACCGCGCGCCACGTCCACACCCATGCTGAGCATCTCGCCCTTGGGCCTGCGCTTGGTCCAGCGCTCCTGCGCCTCCTCGACCCAGCGGGTGGGGATGATCTGCCAGGGGTCGTCCTGCACGCCGGCCTGGAAGTCGCCGTACAGCATCTGCGAGCGCAGCGGCTCGGGCAAGGATTGCAAGGTGCTCATGTAGTTGGTCCCCACCAGGAATGGGTTGTCGGTGATGCGCGAGGGGATGAACGTGCGCGACTTGGGCACGATGCGCTCGCCCTTGTGGTCGAACGGTGTGCTGTCGGGGCGCTCGACCACCACGCCGTCCACCATGGCCATCCAGCGCAGCTCACCCGGCTGGGCCGGGTTGGGGTGCTTCTTGTCCAGCCACGGGGCGAAGAACTCGATCACCCAGCGGCCCTCGGCGGTGCTGGGCGGGTTGAAGGTCAGCAGCGTCTGGCACTTCTGGCCTGGGATGGTAGTTCTGTTCCACGCCATGAGGAACTCCACCTGCAGCTGCGCCAGGCTGGTGGCCTCGTCGTAGATGATCAGGTCGTGCGGTCGGCCCCGGTACTTCTCCTCGTCCTTGGGGTTGGGCAGCGAGCCGAACTCGATCTGCACCCCACGCGGGCCGGCTCCGCGCCAGATCCCGTCCTTGCTGCTGAAGCCGTCGCGCGTGCCCAGCAGCTCGGTCAGGCGGTCAACCATGCCGGTGTGCTCGGTGCCGTTCTTGCGCACCACGAACGCAACGCGGTGTTGCATGAGCGCCTTGCCAATGGCCAGGTCTGTCTTGCCGCCGCCGGCGGCACCGCCGAAGCCAATGATGTCGGCCGGGCTCTCGTAGGCCATGGTCTGAGGCCCAGGCAGCGGGCTCCACAACCTGGCCTCGATGTCCTGCTGGATCAGTGCGTAGAGCTCGGCGCGCTCGTCCTCGGTGAGGTGCTGCTCAAGCTCGGCGAGCTCTGCTGGGGTCATTGCAGCGGCCTGTCTTCTTCAGGCAGGGTCGCGTCACCGTTGGGGTGCGCGGCCTCCTGCTGCTTGTGGTAGGTGACGTGCCGGCCCCCTGGCAGGTGCTCGCGCAGCACAGGGCCGCATGTCAGGCAATAGGCGGTGCTGGTGTAGACCGCCTGCTCGGCGTAGTCGTTACCACTCATGCCAGATCGCTGAAGTCTTTGCGCGCCTTGGCCACGGCCAGCAGCTGCGCCACGCGCGCAGCCGCCACGGTCTGGTCAACCTCCATGGGCTTGCCGTCAGCACCGGTGAGCTCTGTGCGGTCAGCGTAGACCTGCTTGCGCCTGCCTTTGAGCACCAGGGCCAGCAGCGCGTCGCTGTGCTTGCGCACGGTCACAGGGATCGGGTTGCCGTTGGCGTCGAGCTTAGGCCGGTAGCCCTGCGTGCCGTCGTCCTTGGTGTAAGGCTCCAGCACGTGGCTGATGTGGCCTTGGTGGGTGAGCGGTTCATCCCAACCATGCACGCCGCGCTTGAACGCTGCCTGCTCGGCCTTGTCTACGCCATCCTCCATTGCCTCATCCCAGGCCCTGGCGAAGTCCTCGTCGGCCTCGCGTGCCCGGTAGGCGGTGCTGCGCTGGATGCCAACAGCCTGGCAGGCATAAGCAACGACCGGCATCTCGCTAAGAGCTGCCAGGAACACGTCGCGCCAGGGGAAGTGGTGATGAGCCATGCAGGGAACTTTAGCGCCCAGCAAGGCCGTTATGCACACGTCAGGCCAGCGGAAACTCCTCGGGGCTGGCTACCCCCCACGCCAACGCCATCGAACGCACCAGGACCCGTTTGGTGGCTGCCGGCAACTGTGCCCTCCTCCGACCCTTCAGGATGTCCCGCACGGTGCTGCGTGAGATGCCGCCCTCGATGTCGTCGAACTTGCCAGCGATCTCCAGGTAGGACAGACCAGCCTCCCTCAACTCGAAGATCAGGTCGATGTCTGCGTCGGTCAGTTTGGCGCGGTGATGGTCCTGCCCGATGCGCTTGCCTCTGTCGTTCACGAAGACCAGTTTGTAGTTCAAAACGTGCTCCTTGCAACAAAACGCGCGTTCACGTCACCTATTCCAGTCGAGCGCTGAAGGCGTAAAAATTTACTCATTGGCATCACAACAACCCCCGATCCACTGCAACATACAACATCCCCTATAGGGAGATGTTGTGTTGTGTTGCAGCTTCTGGATCTTCGCAACACTGCAACATGGTGCAATGTTGCATGATGTTGCAGTGTTGCATGCCCTGTGCGTAAAGTTTTGCGCGTTCACAGGATGCCCAACGTCCCGTCATCTTCCAGCATGTAGGGCGCGTCGTCCCCCTCGCACATGCCCAAAAGCGCCCTGCGGGCGACCTGTCGACGGGTGTCGCGCTTGCCTTTTTCAGGCTCCGGCATCCGCTTGATGGTCTCATCCAGAACCGCCTCGATCTCAATGCCTGCGGTCTGCGCCTGGGCCATCTCCTGGATGACCGAATTCACCATGTGCCCTACCGGGCCCAGCTTGCGCACCAACTGAGGCCCTGGCAGAACCGGCTCCGCCTCACGTACCACGCAGCTGGTGATGATCTCGTCATCCTCGTCCATGCCGATGTTGACGGTCTCCAGCTTGAAGCCCCAGATGGTGTTGTCCTCGCCGTCCTTTTGTTTGGACAGGCGCATGGCCCTGACATCCCCGGAGCGCACCACCTCCAGCTCTGCGTCAGCTGCAGCGCGCAAGCCTGACCAACCTCGCGCACCCTTGGTGGCATCCTTGCCAGCGTGGTGGACCAGGATCACCACGCCCTTGGTGGCACGGTGAATGCCCTTGCAGTGGGCCAGCGCCTTGCCCATGTCCTCGCCGCTGTTCTCGTTGCCCCCTGGTGTGGTCTGGGCCCAGGTGTCCACGATGACAACGTCAGCCCTGCCGATGGATCTGGCCACCTCCAGCGCGTCGTCCTTGAGCAATAGGTTGGGCGCAGCGTTGATCACACCGATGTCAATCGCGCTGGCGTCCAGCTGGTGCTCGGTGACGTAGGCCTGGACGCGGTTGCGAAAGCCTCCAGCACCCTCGGCTGCGATGTAGACCACCCTGCCCTGCCTGACCTTGCGCCCGCGCCACGGCTGGCCCGTAGCGATAGCCATAGCCATGTCCAGCGCCATAAAGCTCTTGCCGCTGCCCGACTCGCCGTAGAGCACCACGAGCTCAGCCCTGGGCACCACGCCCTTGATGATGTACTGAGGTGCTGGCATGGCAGCGAACTGCTGCAGCGGAAGCACCGGGAAGCGGTGTTGCTTTTCTACAACAGTGGCCTCTGAGTGCGGGAACTCCTCGGCGACCGACTGGCCGATAGAGTCGAACTCCTCCATGCTGGCTGGGCCGTTGAGGTTGATGCGGGCGCCGTTCTCGTTGGCCAGGCGCACCAGGCTGCGGGCGGTGACGACACGCCCTGAGCCCTTGCCGAAGCTGTTCCATCGCTCGATGCCGTAGTCCCGGTCGGTGTACTTGGGACTGCGCTGGCTCCACTCGTCCCACAGCTCGAAGCCCTCGCCCTGGGTCTCGTGGTGGATGGCCATGCCTACCTGCACCCACTGGTCATAGTTCAGATCAGACGGCAGCACGTCGAGGCACTCGGTGAGCTGCGCACGGGTCAGGCCAACCGGCTGCTCGTTGGTGTCGCTCATGGCCTGGGCTGTCAGTTCGCGCTTGAAGCGACGCTGGCACAGCTCCTGCACTGCGGGTGTGACATCCGCCACGGTGTCGGTGTTGCCCAGGAGCTCGCACACTGGCAGCACGTCGCCGGTGATGGTGACGAAGCCCTTGGTGCTGAAGGTCTCGAAGCCGAACGGCTCGCCGTGGGCTTTCAGATCTCCGAGCTGGCCTTTGAAAATGGCATGTATGCCCTTGCCGCTGGGAGAGAACTCGGCGTAGGAATCCCCAAGTACCGCACTGACGTCAGCATGAATCGAACCAGAGAGGTCGATACAGTTGTCAAAGTCGAGGGCGACCACGTTGAACTCAGGCATTGGAGCAAAGCCGATGCCGGAATAACCTCGCTTTTGTTGTGCCGCGAGCGCAACGTCGAAGGGCACAAGCTGGGCTCGGTCTTCAGGTCTGCCCTGCACCCCGTGGCGTCGCCCGCCGTTGGCGTAGTAGGGGACCTTGCGGGGCTTGGATGATCCATTTTCTTCAAACTTCCACAGGAGCCACCCAGGCAGATCCTTGAGGGCTTGGGGTATGTTGGTTGGTGTGTGCATTGGTTTACCGCCGGGTGCGTCACAGATCTGCCTCGGTCACGATGGGAAAGTCGCTGCGAACAGCAGCACTTTTCAGGCATTTCTGAGCGAACTCACACTCGCGGCAGGCGCTCACCAGGTCGGTGCGGTAGATGCGTGGCAGACGGCCCTTACTGGACCGGTGCATGTCGGCCGACACGCGCTCGATGGCAGCAGCCAGGCGTGGCTTGGGCTGCCTGGCGTAGGCCTTGTCCTCCCCGGCAGACAAATGGTAAAGATAAGACCTTGTGGTGCCGCAGCGCTCGGCCAGCAGGTTCTGCTCCTCGGGCGTGGCGGCTCGCATAAACAGCTTCATGACGTTCATGGTGAATTCTCCAGTAAAAGCCGCTACTGTAGCAGACGCTAAACACCTTGTGCAGAATGCGAAACCCATGGTAGTTTGTGCGCAACATGCGAACCGTGTTCGACAGGCGCAGGGAGAACCTGCGCAAGCTCATCTCCGACTGGGGTGGACCCACCACCCTGGCCATGAAGCTGGGGCACAGTAATGGCTCGTATCTTGCTCAGTTGGCGGGGCCACATCCCAGCCGGGAGGTTGGAGAGCGCCTGGCCAGATCCATCGAGGTCAAGCTGGGCCTGCCGACGCTATGGATGGACGGTCAGACGGAGGCCGCCCCACGCATTGACGACGGGCTGCTGGCACAGTGCCTGCAGGCCGTGGCGGTGACGATGGAGGAAAGCCGGGCGCGGTTGACCAGCGCCCAGCAGGCAGAGGTGGTGAGCTTGGTGTACGACAACGCTCGCCGGGGAGGGACCCTGGACGAGGACTTCATTAAACGACTGGTGAACCTGACAAGATGAACAGACTCAAGCAGCGCATCGCCTACCTGGTGGAGCATGGTGGCGTCTACCCTGACGAGATGGCCGCCCTCAAGCGGGTCGGCTACCTGATCCTGATCCTGGTGGTGATTGACATCCTGGTGAGCGCACTGAAGTAAGCGCTCGGCACCCAGACCAGCCCGGCCATGCGCCGGGCTTTTTGTTGCCTTAATATCCCTGCTATTGACTCGGGTTTTAGCACGTGCTACAGTCCACCCATCAACAACGCAACCAGGAGCTAAACATGGCAACCGCCCCCGCACTGAACGATGCCTTCGAAACCTTTGTCGGCAGCGGCAAGAAGGACGTCAAAGGCCGTGAGATCGGTTTCACCGTTGGCCTGCGCGATAACGGCGTTGACTTCTACGCCTGGGTCCAGGCTTCGCGTCGGGTTGGTGACGACTTCAATGACTTTGGCGTGCAGCAGCGGTCCAAGCACTTCACCAGCCAGGCAGCTGCAACAAACTGGGCCTACCGCACGGCCAGAGAGCGCATCGCCAAGCTCGCCTGACCCCACCGCCAAGCATCCAGCCGGGTGCTTGCCAGTGTGATCAACCCAACCAACCAGGAGATTGAAATGAACCACCCGATAATCGAGAACCCGTCGTACACCCTGAGCATTGCGCTGAACCAGTGCAGCGTAGGCACCCACCTGCAGCTAATCAGCTACATGCCAGATGCGCGCCGGTTTGAGCATCAGGTCAAGTTCGATGCCGTGCTGACTCCACAGGAGCTGCAGACCCTCCACGACCGTCTAGGCGACTACCTGTCGTCTTTGTGCAACAGCTAAATTTTTATTTCCCCGCAGCTTTAGCAAGAGCTACACTATCAACTTCAACCCTGAAAGGAAACACCGTGATCAAAGTCACCCTAGAGTTCAACACCCAGGAAGACCTCCTGGCGTTCTTCACCTTGCGCGTCACGCCACCCGAGCGGATGTTCAAGGACAACCAAACCCCCGCAGCAGTCGCCAAGGTGGAAGCTCCGAAGCCGGAGAAGCCGGCCAAGGTCGAGAAGCCTGCCGCCACCCCGCCCGCAGCCAAGAGCACCCCAGCACCTGTGACGGCTGCTGCAGAGCCTGCTCCTGAAGTGAAGCCCACCATCGACTACCCCACCCTGCAGAAGGCGGTGTTCGCCCTGGCCAACGCCAGTCGTGAAGCCGCTGGAGCTGTGGCCAAGTCCCTTGGCGTGAAGACGTTCAATCGGAAGAGCGTCG